AGTGGTTAAAGTCTCCTGGGCGGTAGAATGAGACATGTCCTTCGAGGTGTTCGAACTTGACTCGGAACCCGATGGGGGTATCAGAGAACTCGGTGGTGGGTAGTTTCTTCTGGGAAAACTCGTCGGCTGCCTTTTGCAGGCGGCGGACAGAGTGATCCGCGACAGGATCTTGCATGGACATTCCCCGCTGGTAGATACTCCAACGCTCGTAGGCTGCCGTCGTGGTGGTTGGGTCGAGACCGGAAGGTTGAAAAGTGTCTTGAGGGGCGGTCTCTAATATTTCTCGAACGTATAGTTCTTCGGCGTTCTGAAGCTCAGGAGTGGATTCTGAGGTATCAGGATGGTTTGCGTTCACAGTGCTTGGCTCTGGGCTGGGCGTGTTCTCGCTGTGTAAATAAGAATTTACCTCTAATGGCTGATCCCCATAGTCAAGGATCACACCGAGGGCCTGCTTGTAGCGGTCCTCCCACTCATTATATGAGGTAATTACTGCTGGTGTTTGGTTGTGTATGCCCAGGAGCTCAAACTCTCGCAGTACAAATGACACGGCTTTCTTGAAGAATGCCTTGCCATGGAGGTGAGCTTCTTTCAGTAGGGTGTTTGCGTCGTCAACAGGATTCGCGGCTCGTCCACCTTCAAGGGAAGATCCTCTCTTCCTCCAAAAGTGGGACTTAAAGAGACCCTCGGGTTTCAAGGGCCCCCGAATATCAATTCCCGTCTTGGCTAAGAAATTGCGGCTGCAAAATAATAGCCTGTCAAGGGAAAGGAATTCAAAGTCTTTGCCATCCTTGTATGGTGAAGTGTACTCAAGACTAAATACGTCGAGCATCACTCTTCTGATGTTCATGTGGTTGAGGTAGCTGTGGGCAGGGTTGACTTTTCTGCAAATGTCATCTCCAGCTACTTTCATGGATTGGGCTACAGTCATGTCAGTGAGTCTCTTGTTCTCTCTCCTAAGAACATACTCAACACCGACATTCAGCATCACATTGACAAACCCGTTGACAAGGGTAGTCAGGGCAGAACCTGAAGGGTTGCCCATGCGCTTTTGATACACAGTATCGTGATGCAGAATGAGAGTGTTCTTGTAGTTCGCGAAGATAGCTCTTATCACAAGGGGGCCGTGTGAAGGCCAGGACACACAACGCTCGTCCATGAACTCAATTAAGAGTTCACAGCAGAGGTCAATGAGTTGCGGATGTTGTTTCGCATCAAACTGTTTTGTGTCTCCTGCTTCATAGAGGGATCCCTTGGGACAATGCCGAACAAGGTACTGGTAGATTTGAGTCCACTGTGTACAGGCATCAATGCCTATGCAGAGAGGAGTGAGGTTGGGATGCTTGGCAAAGGCTGCCAAAACAGACCCTAGCCACTTCCTCTGCACAAACACTTCAGCGGTACACATGGACATGATAGTTCTGAGCTTTCCTTTTTCAACTTTCTCTCTTGGTAGTAGCTCATCTTTCTTGCAGTTGGCAGCTAGGGTGCATAGAGCAGCGCCCATACGGGCTGTTGATTCATACTCTTCCACATATTTTCTAAGGGCAGCACCTGCAACGTCGTTGAGTTTAAAGGGAAGGACATCTGCTTCTAGGAAGTCTCTCTTTGAATTGACTCCATACACGGCCCAGAAGGGACCGGCACTAGTACTCATGTCCATATGGTTGAGAAAAGGGGCTAAGGGAGTTGTCCTAATCCCATTCAAAACTTCCTCCTCGTTCAGTATGAAGAGAGACTCTCCGGCAACTGCTGGGAACAGCAGCCGGCGAGCCTCTCT